AAGTTAGTTGGTAACCAACACAAGCTTGATCACAATAAGAACGGTAAGCTTGATGCTCATGACTTCAAGATGGCACGAAAGAAAAAAGGCGAGACTGCTACTATGAATCCTAAGATGGATAATGATAGCAAGAACGGTGGTTCGATGGAGCAGAAAGAAGGCGTGAAGTCTGCTGATAAAGAGCCTGAAGCTTATACTGATCCCAGCACTGGTAAAACAAAGTATCGCATGGTTGCGAAGGATAAAGATATGATTAAACAAGAATCAACGATCAGACAGCGTCTGTTGTCCATCTTTGAGAAGAAAGAAGATCCTCATACGAAGGGTTCATTGAAGCAACCTCCGCTTGACAATGTTGCAGTGTCAGGTAAAGGTGCCAAAGATATGGTTGCTCAGCATAATCCAGTAATCCCGAAAGGTGGCGATGAGCCTGCTTTGGAGAAAGACAACTTTAGTAATATGACTAAAGATGTGAAGAAATCTCCAATGAGACCTAACGATAACCCTCAAGGTGATAAGAACATCATCAACCCAGTTGATGACATCACTAAGAAGGCATCGAAGAAAGAGGACGATGGCTTTAAACAAGGTGGCGCACCTAAGATCGGTGAGTCTTTCCTTGATCAAGTAGTAGCTGCTTCACGTAAGTTATTTCAGTGATCTTAGGCCTTCGGGCCTAAGATAGATACTTACATGATGCTGATTGAATTAAATGAAGAAAACCTCTTGTTGTATGCGGCAAAGCACTATTACAACCCGCGCTTTGTCGACATTGATGAGTTCAATGAAGATCTCAATCGATTTAAGTATATTAAGAGGTTAGTGAATCGGTACATCGTAGAGGGTGAATTGACTGATCGACTGATCATGAACCACCTTATCGTCGTATCAAATGTGTTTGGTATTGAGGCGATGTTAAAGATACTCGAGTTAAAGCTCGAAGATAAACATTGGCCAATCATCAAACCGTTCTTGATATTTTTAAAGTATATTAAGGTTGAACAGTATCCTGAAATACCTCTCGATAAGAGGGTAGTGGAAAGGTTAAGAGAAGTACATGGGAATCGTCAAGAGAGCAGCTGACTTAGCATACACCATCAGGTTCGTGACCTTGATGGCGACTCCGTACGAGAGCATGGATGCGTATAAGCTTGGCCTTATCGATAAAGAAGGTAAGAGAGACAAGAGTGTCAAGATTGACACCGATGAGAAGAGAGATGCGTACACTCCTTTCATTCGTCTTGCTGTTAACCTTAAGCGCTTGGTCTCTATCATCCCAGGCGGAAATACTCGTTTAGGTAGTTTAGCTTCTGCGCTCTATCTCATCAAAGAAAACTATGGCTTGAATGATGACAAGCTAGAGAAGATCTTAAAGAAGTTAAATATGGAGACTCTTGACTTTTTGAACGAGAAGAACGACTGGTTCTTGACTGTAGATCAGATGATTAGTCCAGGAATCTATAGGTTACAGAATGAAAAGATGATTAACTCTTCATATGAGATCATCTGTAACTCAAAAGATAAGATACGAGTTGAAGAGGGTTGTTACCCCGTTGGTGATGTATTCGGGATAAATATCTACAAAGCAAAGCACCTGACCACAAATCAGGAGATATTCATCGCATCAACAGAGATCTACAAATGAAAGAGATGACAACGACCGCCGATGCTGGCATCCCTCATGATACGAGAAACATGGGTCCTCGTCTTAAGACTACTGTGATGCATGATCGTCGACGACGTAAGGATCAAAGTCCTGTCTTATTGAAGCGTTTTCGTAAGTACATCGAGGACCATTCTATAGGGAAATAATCATGTTTGGTATTGGATCGATCATCAAGATCGTAGCTACTTTGGTCATCGTAATCATCGTCGCAGGTGGTATATACTATATCAGCGATCTCAAAGCAGCACTCGCTGTGTCTCAGATGAACGAGCAGAAGCTTGAAGACGGCATCAAAGCTCAGAACGAACTCTTAGAAGCTATGAAGAAAGACATAGCTGCAATACAGAAAGCGAACGAAGAGTTAAGAGCTGAGAATGAGAAGCAGAAGAAAGACGTAGATGCTCTCGCAAAGAAGTTTGATAAACGAGACTTCGGAGCTTTCTCTCTTGCAAATACTCAGAAGGCTCAAGAGCTGATTGATCGCGGAGTAAAGAACGCATTGAGGTGCCTAGAACTTGCGACTGGAGCACCATTGACAGAAGAAGAAAAAAACGCACCATCACCTATAGAGGCAAATCGTGAATGTCCGGCACTTATCAATCCTTCCTTTAGCCCTCTTAATTAGTGGATGTGGTTCTCTTTGGCCGTTCGGCAAGAGTACGCCTGAGGTCAAACAAGTACAGATACAGACAAAAGCTGTAGAGAAGACGCCGCTTAAACTCCCAGATCCCGCGCCCCTACAGGCACGAAACATCAAGTTCCTAATCATCACTCGTGAGAACTATGAGCAGACGTTCGAGGAACTTGCCAAACAAGGCATTGATCCTGTCGTCTTTGCATTGACTGATGATGGGTATGCTCAACTCTCCATGACTATCGCAGAGGTCCGTAACTTGCTAGCAACGCAACGTTCCATCATCATGCGATATCGGGAATACTATGAGCCAGAAAAGAAAGAAGAGGAAAAGAAATGAAGTTAATTACCGCGCTCGTCTTATCAGTATCTTTAACTGGCTGCGCTGCGATTCAAGAGTGGATACCAAGTTTTTGGGATGATAATCAAAGTGCTAAGATTATAGATATTAGACAAAAGGCACACAATATTGATTGCACAGACGTGATCACTCAGAAGTACTGGTCATCAGCACTGGCGAGAGATATACAATGGTTTGAACTATATAGTGATAGCAAAGGCTCTGCTCAAAAGGATGTTCTGCGGATGATAGAACCGATGAAGAAGACCGTCACAGAATGGGACGGAAGAGAGAACCCAAGCAAAGCATACTGTGAATTAAAGAAGAAGATCATTAAGGTTCAGGCTGATAAAGCCGCAAACGCAGTTCACTGGAGATTTTAATGGATGAACTAAGAAACCTTCTGACATGTGGTTCCCCATGGGCAGAACAAAGAGCAGCTATAGCACTTGAGCTTCACGATCAACACGCAAAGGGCGAAGTCTCCACTGATGAGTTTAATGCTCTACTCCAAGACCTCATTAATACTGATGTATTAAATTCTGAGGCAGATGATATAAACGTCAAGTCAGCACTGGTCATGGCAATTTCAGGTTGTATGAAATTGGTTTGATGTACAAAAGTGACGTTTTAATATATAATACTACCTCCAGAAAACAATAAACCACGTCCACTCGGGCGTAAGGGAACACTATGCCTATTCGTTTGTCGAGAGACAGAGATGAACTATTGACCGATTATGCTATCGGTATGTTGAAAGACTTCTATATGCGTGAATATGAGAAGTCTCCCCAAGAAGCTTTCTCAAGAGCTTCACAAGCTTGGTCAACTTACAAAGGCCAAGTCGATGAAGGACTAGCACAAAGATTGTATGACTATGTGAGCAAGAAGTGGTTCATGTTTGCAAGTCCTGTATTATCAAACGCTCCTAACGGGACCAAGAAAGATAAGGGTTTGCCCATTTCTTGTTTCCTCACTTATGTACCAGATACACTCGAAGGCTTGATCTCGCACTCAAGCGAGTTGCGTTGGCTGTCAGTCTTTGGTGGTGGTGTCGGTGGCCACTGGTCAGACGTTCGCTCTGTAACTGATAAGGCTCCTGGTCCCATCCCGTTCTTGCACACTGTCGATGCAGACATGATCGCGTATCGTCAAGGTAAGACTCGTAAGGGTTCATACGCTGCGTATATGGACATCTCTCACCCTGATGTGGTAGAGTTCATGAACCTACGTATCCCTACGGGTGACGTACAGCGTAAGGCATTGAACTTACATAATGCGATCAATATCAGTGATGACTTCATGAAAGCAGTCGTGGCTGGTGAGATGTGGCAGCTGAAAGATCCGCACGACGGTAAGGTGACAGAAGAGATCAGTGCACGTAAGTTGTGGGAACGTCTTATCGAGATTCGATTCCGCACAGGTGAACCGTACCTCAACTTCATTGACCGTGCAAATGAGTTTTTACCGCAACCTTTGAAAGAGAAAGGATTAAAGATCCATGGCTCGAACCTTTGTAATGAAATCCATCTACCTACCGGTCCTGATCGCACTGCGGTATGTTGCCTTTCGTCTCTTAATCTTGAGTTCTATGAGGATTGGAAGAATACGACCATTGTCGAAGACCTCGTCACTATGTTGGACAATGTACTTGAGTATTTTATCGAAAACGCTCCTGATGAAATTTCCAGAGCTCGGTACTCAGCCGAAAGAGAAAGATCAATTGGATTGGGAGCCATGGGATTCCACTCACTTCTACAACGACAAGGAGTTGCATGGGAATCAGAGCTCGCAAGAGAAATCAACTATGTAGTGTTTAAACATGTCAAAGATAAAGCTGTTGAACAAACTCGACGATTGGCTGTGGACCGAGGCGAATATCTCGATGGCATCGGTTCTGGTAATCGTCACGCACATTTGCTTGCAATCGCTCCTAATGCTTCTTCTGGTGTTATCCTTGCTACAAGTCCTAGCATAGAACCCAATAAAGCAAATGCTTATACGCATCGCACTCGAGCCGGTTCATTCCTTGTCAAGAACAGATACTTAGAAAAGGTACTTGATCAACATGGAGAAAACAACGAATCGAATTGGACAAGCATTATCACAAATAAAGGATCGGTACAGCACTTGCCATTCCTTACGGAAGGTGAAAAGGCGATATTTAAGACTGCTGACGAACTCAACCAAGAGTGGATAATCCAACACGCGGCTGATCGGCAGAAGTACATCTGTCAAGGTCAGTCAGTGAACTTATTCTTCCCCTCTGGTGCACCACGTTCTTATGTAAATAAGGTGCACCTGAAAGCATGGAAAGAAGGCTTGCAGGGCTTGTATTACTTACGTACAGAATCAAAGGCACGCGCTGAGAACGTATCTGAGAAGGTAGAACGTGTTGCTCTACAAGATGATACACGAACGATCGTATATGGTAAGATGGATTGCCCGTGGTGTGCAAAGGCAAAGGAAGAGCTTGCTGTACGAGGCATTCACTTTGACTATATCGATCTACAAGAAATTGGCAAGACTGCGAGAGAGGTCACAGGACGTGATGTGAAGACCGTCCCGCAGATCTATGTCGAAGGTAAATACGTTGGTGGTTATGAACAACTCATGGAACACTTAAACAACACACAACCAGAACTTATCGCTGCTGATGGCGATGAGTGTCGAGCATGCGAAGGGTAATATGTCACTATTCAAACAATCGAGAACTTATAAGCCGTTCACGTATCCGTGGGCGGTAGAACTGGCAAAGAAACATGAAGAGATACACTGGGTCGAAGATGAAGCGGAACTTTCAGAAGATGTACAGGATTGGCGCACTAAACTTACTGCTGATGAGAAGGAATTTATCACTCAGGTTTTACGTCTGTTTACTCAGTCCGATGTCCAGGTGGGTGAAAACTATCACGAGTTTCTCATCCCCAAATTCAAGAACAATGAAGTCAGAAACATGCTCTCTTCTTTCGCCGCGAGAGAGACTGTACATCAAAGAGCCTACGCTCTATTAAACGACACACTCGGTTTGCCTGACGAGGAGTATCATAAGTTCCTCGAGTACAAGGCGATGGCTGACAAGATTGACTTCATGTCAGAGGGTAAGATCCAAACGCAGACAGATCTTGCTCTTACACTCGCACAATCCGTGTTCAATGAAGGAATGTCGCTCTTCTCTTCGTTTGTCATGTTGCTGAACTTCCAGCGCTTTGGTAAGATGAAGGGTATGGGCACTATCGTTGAATGGTCTATTCGTGACGAGACGATTCACGTACAAGGTAATGCTAAGTTATTCCGTACGCTCTGCGATGAGCATCCGAGAATCGTAAATGATGAACTCAAGTCAAAGATCTATGATATGGCAAAACGAGCAGTTGAACTTGAAGACAAGTTTGTTGCTCTTGCCTTTAATGGATCCGACGTACAAGGACTCACAAGAGATGAAGTTAAACTTTATATTCGTCATATCGCTGATCGTCGTCTGCTACAGCTTGGTCTTAAACCAAAGTTTAAAGTGAAAGACAACCCACTGCCATGGTTAGATTGGGTGTTGAACGGCGCTTCTCACGATAACTTCTTCGAGAAGCGTGTCACAGAATACTCGGTTACCGGTATGGAAGGTGACTGGGGCTGGGAAGAGGAAAGGCTTGCAGCATGAGAGAATACCGTGTAGAATGTGAAGAGTGCGACAACGTATCAACCATCCTAACACAATACACAGTAGACGAACCTTCCTTCTGCCCAATGTGTGGTAGAAGGCAGGACATTGAAGAAGTAGACGAGGACGACGACTACGATGATACTTGATTACATTCTTTGGGCAGTTTGTCTGCTTTTGGCCATGCGTCTTGGTGCATGGGTACAAAGGAAGCAGATCGAGATGCAGCTTGAAGAGATGTACGAAGATGATGATGAAGAAGAAGTACAACTTACGTGCATAGTAGAGCTTCATCAAGAACAAATGTATTGCTGGGAAAAAGAAAGCAGCGAGTTCTTAGGTCAAGGTAAAAACTTTCATGATATGAAAAGCGCCGTAAAAAAACGAGCTACAGAATTATATGGAAAAAACTGCGCGTTGAGTATCATTACGTGTGATGAAGACGTGGTAGAAAGATTAAAGTTAGAAAATATAGATGTGGCTATACAAGAACGAACCGCTTGAAGATACTCCTAAAGAATACCAAGGATTTGTCTATTGTATCACTGAACTTGATACCGGTATGATGTACATTGGTAAGAAGTTCTTCTGGAAACCAAAAGTCTTAGGCATCACCAAGACTCGGAAGCGACGTGTACGTACTCGTATAGAGTCTGATTGGCGAGACTATTATGGATCAAACAAACTCGTCAAGCAGTTGGTCGAAGCCAAAGGCAGAGATAATTATAAGAGAGAGATCCTTCACCTTTGTAAGACCAAAGGCGAGTGCTCATACTATGAGGCCAAGCTTCAGTTCCAGTATGATGTACTTGTAAATCCAAAGTATTACAACGAGTTTATATCCTGTAAGATAAATGCGTCTCATTTGAAGATTTAAGCATGTACAAGTCTCAGATTTGGGTGTATAATCCTTATACCAGATCAGGCAGAGGTGGAATACCCCTAGAAAGTTTATTATGCTAATTTATGACTACAATGGAATTGCTCTCGGTTCAATCATCATCGAGAAGACGTTGAGTGAAGATCTCATTCGACACATGATCCTTAACACCATCCGCATGTACCGTGCTAAGTTTCCTAAGGAAGAGTACGGCGAAGTCATCATCGCGGCCGATGGCGCCAATAACTGGCGTAGAGGTGTATTTCCCCAGTACAAAGCGAATCGTCGTAAGAACCGCGACAAGTCAGACTTTAACTGGGACGAAGCATTTCGGCTCCTTAACATGATTCGCGAAGAGATCAAAGAAAACTTCCCTTACAAGGTAATACATATAGAAGGTTGTGAGGCTGATGACGTGATCGCCACTCTGGTGCATAATACCAATGAGTTCGGTCAATATGAAGACGTCATGATTATCTCTGCAGATAAAGACTTTGCTCAGCTGCAGAAGTTTGATAATGTGGGTCAGTTTAGCCCGTTGACTAAGAAGTTTATAAAAGAACCACATCCGCGGAGGTTCTTGCAAGAGCATATCATTAAAGGTGATACTAGTGATGGTGTACCTAATGTCCTTTCGAATGACGACGTATTCGTTGAGGGTATTCGTCAAACTCCTGTCAGTAAGAAGAAGATGGAAGCCATCATCGATGATCTGCATGAAGGAGAGTTGTTATACGCAGCTTCATGGTATCGGAACTACCAGCGTAACGAACGGTTGATCGATCTGTCTTATACGCCAGATCATCTCAAGGAAATGATCCTCGAGTCGTACGAAAAAGATCCGATTGGGAAAGGTAGTATGGTACTGCCTTATTTGATAAATAAAAGATGCAAGATGTTGATTGAATCTGTAGCGGAGTTTTAATATGGCATACGTAACTAACCTTATGGTCCACGAGGTCCTCGAGGCCGTAAGTAAGAAGAAGTCGAAGGCTGAGAAGATTAAAGTCTTAAAAGATAACGAGTCTTGGGCCCTGAAAGACATCATCAGAGGCTCTATGGATTCCACAGTCAAGTGGAACTTACCTGAAGGCACACCGCCCTATAAACCATCACGGGCTGAGAGTGCACCTACAAACCTACTCAAAGAGAATTCAAAGTTCGCCAACTTTGTACAGGGTGGCAAAGGATCTAAACTACCTGCTTTCAAGCGAGAGCAGCTGTTCATTGGTTTGATAGAAGGCATACATCCAGAGGATGCTAAGCTTGTTGTTGATATGATAAACAAAAAGACCCCAAAAGGATTGACACGACCACTTGTAAAGGAGGCATTTCCCGGTCTACTTCGTGATGATTAAGTTCAACTATTAACAGGAGACTATGACCTATGGTATTGAATCAAGTCGATAGACTAAAGAAAGATTACTCTGATCTCGAAATATACGTAAAGCGCCTGCAAAAACGTGGCGATATCGAAAAGATGAAACGAATACAGAGGAAGCAGCAGTTCATTAGTCAACGAATTGAGACAAGTCAACTTCATTAACGGTCTAACATAGGAGTGTACAACCCCTACATTTTATGGTATAATAACACCATGACTTGTAGGGGTTTTTCATTATGAATATATTTGTACTTGATCGGGATCCTGTCCTGGCCGCCCAACTCCAATGTGATAAGCATGTTGTCAAGATGATCGTGGAGTCAGCACAGATGCTATCAACTGTCCATCGCTATATTGATGGTGACGTCTACCTTTGTCCTTCTAAATCGGGACTTCGTGAGGTCAAGAACTGGCGCCATCCAGATCCAGAGCTCGATCGTATACTGTATCGAGTAGTTCATCTCAAACATCCTTGTACAGCATGGACTGCACAGACTTCTTGTAACTATGAGTGGCACTTTAAACACTTTGTCGCTTTGTGTGATGAGTACACGCATAGATATTCGAGGGTGCACGAGACAGAGAAAAAGTTGAAGGAGATATTGAGGAAACACCCGAAGGGACTTACTACAAAAGGTCTTACGCCCTTTGCTCTTGCGATGAAGGCAAATCCCGAGTGTATGCTTGATGATCCTGTTGAATCATATCGTGCTTTTTACAAAACTAAACTTGCTCGGTTCTCCATGAAGTGGACAAACCGAGAGATACCGGAGTGGTTTCGTGCCGACGTATACGCTTAAAGACATTAGTAATAATCATGAATGGGACGTTCGTTGTTCTTGGGATGACTTACAGATCATGTTAGACGAAAACCCTGACATCATTCGAGTTTGGAACACTGGTAAAGCTCCAGAACTTATATCAGATTCAAAGTCTACTTTACGTAGAGCTGGTAGTGGTTGGAATGAGTTGTTAGGTAGGATTCAAAAGGGTTCAGGGCGAGGGAACACGATTAAACGATGAGTAACGCAGCTAAACTAAAAGATACAGATTTGCCTCAGTTTGAGGCTATCACCAAGAACCAAGTGAAAGTATATGACGCTTGGGATGATGGTGATAATATCGTGATGGTTGGATCTGCAGGCACAGGTAAGACCTTTGTTGCTTTGTACCTTGCACTTGAAGAAATCCTTGATAAGTCAAGTGTATATGATCGAGTAGTCATCATTCGATCCGTAGTACCTGTGAGAGATATGGGCTTTTTGCCTGGTACAGTCGAAGAGAAGAAAGCGAGTTATGAAACTCCTTATAAATACATTTGTGAAGAGCTCTTTCGAGATTCCTCGGCGTACAGTAAGTTAAAGAATAACCATCAGATCGACTTCGAAACGACGTCTTTCATCCGAGGCACCACATTTCACCGCACCATCATCATCGTCGATGAGATGCAGAACCTGAATTTCCACGAGCTCGATTCAGTGATGACAAGGGTAGGCGAAAATTGTCGTATCATTTTCTGTGGAGACTATCTCCAGTCAGACTTTACAAACGATAATGAACGCGACGGCGTTATGAAGTTTCTTCGTATCGTCGACCAGCTAAATTACTTTTCAGTCGTGACGTTTGGCTGGGACGACATCGTTCGATCAGGTTTGGTCCGCGATTATATCATGACAAAGGAAATGTTAGGTGTTAAATGAAAACCATACTCGCCGTCATTGCGGCGCTCGCTATCTTACTCCATCAGCTCCCAGCTGAGGCTCAACCGACCGAATATGGTCCAAGGATCGTACCAGAGTGCATGGCTCTTGATAAGTTCTCTATCTTCCTCGAGAGGTCAGGAGAAAAGATCATAGGTGGTGGTGTAAGCATAAGGAACGTCAACGGCCAACCTTTTACGACAGAGATGTTTATTACCTTACATCCTGAAACAAAAGATTGGACTTACTTTGAAGTCTTACAAGGAAAGATGTGCGCTCTTGGGTACGGTGTTAAATATAAAGAATTTGCTGATACAAAAAACTTCTTATAATGTTTAAACATGAATTCATTGATCTTGGTTATGAAGACCTTAATGTCGAAACTTCAGAATCTGGTGGCAGGAGATACGTTGACCCTAATGGGCATAAGTATCCTTCTGTTACTACAGTGCTTGGCATATTAACTGAACAGTCGATCAGAGAATGGCGCGCAAGAGTGGGCGAAGATGAAGCCAATCGCGTGAGTAATCGTGCCTCAGCGAGAGGCACTTCTGTACATGCTATCGTTGAAAAATATCTAAAGAATGAAGACACATCTGACTATCTCCCACACATACAACAAAGCTTTGCGAACCTTAAGCCGATATTGGACTCTCGGGTTGGTCCCATATATGGGATTGAAAGTCCTCTTTATTCTAGGCACCTTGGCTTGGCTGGGCGTTGTGATTGCGTTGCTCAGTTCGACGGTGTACCTTCAATCATAGACTTTAAAACCTCTCGTAGGATCAAAGAAAAGGATAAGATCTCTAACTACTTTGCTCAGATGTCTGCGTATGCGATCATGTGGGAAGAACGCACTGGTATGCCCATCACGAATACGGTAGTGGTCATGGATGTAGACCATGAAAAACCTCTCGTGTTCAAAGAGCATCGCGATAACTATACTGAACTCCTCCTTGATACCATCAAGGAATATAACAATAGGCAGCTTTTCCGTGGATAATCAAGTCGTTCCGCCTGGCGTAAGTGGTAGAGAGGTTGTACAAGACTTTAGTACTTGTACAGTGCAAGACATCGCGTGTGAGTTGGCTCTGAATAACTTAGGAGACTTTGAACCTCTTGACTTCAAGTTAAACGTCGGTCAGTTCATGAAAGAAATCTCATTCTTCAAGAATGACTGGGTAGACTACTTACCTCGTACAGACGTACGTAACAATCGTAAAGGTTTAGTGCTCTCTAACTTACCTGGAAAATCACATCAAGACAACCCAAGCTTGCCTCAAGCATGTTTAGAAGCAAAGCGTAGACTAAGCGAAGCAGACTTTAATGAACGCACAGAAGTATATGATGCGTGCGAAAGCCTGCACCCTCTGCTTGACTACTTCTCTCCACTTGGTCGTACGTTCTTGGTCAACTGTGGCATTGGCGGTTTCTTTGTACCACACCGTGACCAACCTTACATGCCACGCGAGACCTTTCGAGTCGCAGTGTTTTTAAATAAGTGTGGTCCTTATGAGTATGATTGGTTGGTCGATGATAAGAAGATCAATATTGAGTTAGGTCGGGCATACTATATCAATACGAGAAGGATGCATCGCACCATCAGCTGGGCGAACGACAGCATTCACTTGATCATGAACATACCATTCACTCCTGAGAATGTATCGAAATGCATAGCGAAGCTTC